CCCGTCTGGCGCAACTCAAGCTGGACGAGATCAACAAGGACCCCAAGGCCTCGGCGTCTCGGAAAGAGGCCGCCAAAGTCGCCAAGGACAAGGCCCAGAGGGAGGCCGAACAGGCCAAGGAGGACCTGGAGAAGCTCAAGAAACAGGACGCGGAGGCCAAGGCCGCCAAGGCCTCGGGCACCAGCGGAGACGTGGCTCCCGGCACCACCGGCGGTTTCGTGCCGGACAAGCCGGGAGGCTACCCGTCCGCGCCGACCGGGACCGGGCTCAAGGGGCCGGATCTCTACGCGTTCCAGATCGCCAAGGCCGCCAAGGATCTCGGTATGGGCCTCCGTGGTGCCACCATCGGAGAGGCCACCGCGCTGGTGGAGTCCGGTGACCCGCTCAAGATGTGGGCAAACAACGCCGATCCGGCGTCCCTCAAGTTCCCTCACGACGCGGTCGGATCGGACGGCAGCTCGGTCGGCCTGTTCCAGCAGCAGAACAACGGCGCGTGGGGGACCACCGCCGACCGGATGGACCCGTACCGCTCGGCCAAGATGTTTTTCAACGGCCTCAAGGGCGTGGACGGTTGGGAGACCATGGATATGGGCGCGGCGGCCCAGGCCGTCCAGCGGTCCGCGTTCCCCGACAAGTACGCGGGCAAGATGGGCCGCGGCGGGGAGCTGGCCAAGGCCTCCAAGCTGTTCGACACCGGCGGCGTCTGGGAGCCCGACACCTGGGGTTACAACGGCCTCAAGGAGCCGGAGCTGGTCATCAAGCGCAACCAGTGGGGCGTGATGGACCGTAACGCCGCGGTGGTGGAGCGACTGGCCAACACCGGCCGAGGGAGCGACGGCGGCAAGCTGGCCGATACGGTGAACATCCAGGGATACACCGCGGCCGAGATCTCGGCCGAGTGGCGCAAGTACCAGTGGAGCCGGACCGCCGGTTACGGATCGAGTAGGAACAGGTGACCAGTGGCCAGAGGTAGGAACATCCGCTACATCTCCCCCAAGGGCAACGTGTGGCCGCTCCACGGGGAGGGCATGGGCACCAAGGGGATCTATCTCACGTCGTTCTCCGGGCTCTATCACCCGGTCCGCGTGCCGGTGGTCCTCACCCCGGCGTACATGCGGGGAGCCATCCCAGGCACCCCCAAGACCGACGTGGCCAAGATCGGCATGAAAGTATTCACGACGGCCGAGACGCCGGAGGAGTGGGAGCGCGTTGAGTCGCGCTGGTGGAACGACTGGTCCGATGAGGAGGACGGCACCCTGGTGGTGGAGTCCCTCTCCACCGGGACCACGCGGTGGCAACCGATCCGCATTGAGACGTTCCCAGATGACCCGTTCGACTATGAGCCGGAGACGGAGATGGACTGGACCATGCCGTGTATCTCCTACTCTCCCGGCTGGCGCGGCCAGGTCCTCAAGGCCTCGGCCACCGGGACCGGCATGACCAAGATCAAGCTGGCCAACCCCGGAGATCTGGAGATCTGGCCTCGGTTCTCCGGTGACCCGGTTCCGGGGATCAAACTCCCGGACGGGGTCAACGGGGATCTGGTGGACATCAAGAGCAGCACGTATGACCCGGACAACGGGAGCTGGCTGGTGGTCACCGACCAGTTGGACATCACCGTGGAGGACCTGGCCAACTCCCAGGTGGTCGCACTCCTGGCGGGGCTCATGTTCCAGAACGCCATCCCGGCGGATACGCCGGTGACCGAGGTGGACATTGACCTGGGTCCGACCAACACGACCATCCGCGTGCAAATGGAGCCGCTCTATCAACGGCCTTGGGGGTAAACCGTGCCAGCAACGATGACGGAGATTCGGCTGGACGATGTCCAGACCGTGATCCTCAAGCGCAAGGCCGAGGAGCGGGAGAACCGGCTCAAGCGGCCGATTGTGTGCATTCGAGATGAGGCATGGCAGCCGGTCTGCTACCTCCGCGGCGAACTCACGGCCGAGTTCGAGGAGATCGCCAACGACACCGGAGAGGGGACCATCACCATACCTGCGTCCCATCTCCTCACAACGTGGCTCCTGGACCCGGACCGTGCCCTCAAGGATGTCCATATCACCGTGGACACCGAGTTCAAGAGGTGGAGCGGTAAGGCCGACACCATCCAGCGCGTCACCAAGGCCGGGGAGCTGGCCGCGGTCACGGTCCATTTCCTCCACGACTACAACCGCGCCAAGAAGATCACATGTTTCTCAAACCCGGCATTTCCGGCGGAGTTCCAGTTCCCCAAGGCCATGCCCTGGGCCGGTCCGTCGTGTACCGGGATCTCCACGTACGGGATCACCAACAACGCGCGGATCAACCTCGGCGCGTGGGAGATCCCGGCCAACATCTTTGACCCGAGCCAGTGGGTGGCCGGGTGGAACGCGGCCGACTGGTGGACCCACTTTGTGCCGGTCAACCCGCTCACGGACACGTCCAAGTGGACCGTCATGTCCAGCCGGTTTGCCAACTTCCATGACCTCATCAAGCCCACGCTGGCGGACGCACAGATCCACCTCCAGGTGACCCGCTGGTTCCCCGGTGAGCCCTGGCCGATGGCTCCGTACATCCCGACCCCGCCGGACCACTCGGTCCGTCTGTTCAAGCCCGTGGACAAGTCGGGCTACTCGGGGCCGACCGGCACCCTGGTGGATGGCCTCCTCAACCTGGTGGGCACCACGGCAGAGGACTACATCAACGAGATTCTCACCCTGGCGGCTCGGCCGGACCTGGCCAAGTACAAACTCCCTGGGATCTTCGGCACCGCCCAGGAAGCGCCGTTCGTCGTGTTCCCGGAGGGCAAGTACACCCGGACCGCGTCCACCACCATGACTATCCACAAGGCCATGGCCTACGCCATGGTCACCGGCGGCAAGTCCCCCCAGTGGGTGAACTCGGCCGCCAAGCTGGCCGCCAACGCCGCGCTCGGGTACCTCGGCGCGGCCATCGGTAACCCTGGTCTGGCGCTCGGCGTGTTCGATTTCCTGGTGGAGGACGTGATCCTGGCGTTCCATCGGATCTCCAACACGCTCCTCAAGGACAAGATGGGGCCGGACGCCGACCCGGAGGCATGGGTCCAGGGTCCTGGCGTCGGGTTCACGCTCTCGACACTCCAGGCCGTCCGTACGGGTTTCTGGGATAACCGTGGGTACACCAGTTTCAAGGCCGAGATTGAGGACGGCGCTCCGTGGCGCGTCGGGAAGCATTTCGACCTGGGCGACCGTATCGCGTTCGAGATCTCCGGCCAGCTCTACGTGGACAATGTCCGGTCTCTCAAGCTGGCCTGGGACCGCACAACCGCGCCGACCTGGTCCGTTTCCATCGGCAACGATGAGGCCGAGGAGGAGCCAGCCGCTAGACTCATGAGGTACAAGGAGCAGCTATTCACGCTCCTCCAGCAGCAGGGAGTAGAGGTCTAACCCGATGGCCAAGTTCATGGAGCCGGACTCCGATGTCTACAACCCGCTGGACCAGCGGACACACCCGTGGGAGAACCTGTTCCGGGACATCCCTCTCAAGTGGGAGAAAGTCCCCGGAGAGTCCGGGATGATCTACAAGCCCGGAGGGCCTGGAGTGCTGGCCACTCCGCTGGCTCCGGCCGCGTTCGCGCTCCACGTCCAGCTCTGCGGATTCAAGCTGGTGGAGTCGGAGCGCAAGGTCCAGCGGATCGACCCCGTCCGCGGTGGCCGGTCGCTCACGTCGCCGGGGATCTGGCAGGACATCACGCTCCCGATCCCCGACGCCAACCCCGTCAATGAGGTGGTGGCCAAGGCCGCGGAACACCAGCTCACCCCGGCCGAACTCATGCAAGCGGCCGAGGCACTCAAGGCCCAGGCCGAGATCCAGGCCGGATAGGACACCATGCCCACCTCCGACGACTACGCGCGCGCGACAATCCGAGCTGGCCGAGATCTCGGGATCTCGGTCCGCGGAATCAAGATCGGCCTGGCCACCAACATCGTGGAGGTCGGGTATCCGCTCAAGATGTACGCCAACTCCAAGGTCCCCGAGTCGCTCAAGCTCCCCCATGACGCGGTGGGGTCGGACGGGTACTCCGTGGGCACGTTCCAGCAGCAGATCCGCAAGGGCACCAACGGGGCCTGGTGGTGGGCCGACTGCGCCACTTGCATGGACCCGTACAAGTCCGCGGTCCTGTTCTTCACCCGGCTCAAGGCCCTCAACTACAACGACACGACGCGCTCCCCCGGTTCGTTCGCCCAGGCCGTCCAGGGGAGCGCATATCCTGGGCGATATGACCAGAGGTTCTCCGAGGCCTCGGCACTCTATGACCGACTAGCAGGGAGCACCGCTACCGTGGCCAAGTTCGATTACGGGATCACCCAGACCATGCACGGGTACAACGCCAATTCGGTGGGGATCGGCAACTCCAACGGACCCCGAGAGCGTACGCCGTACTTCGTTCTCCATACCCAACAGGCCAAGTCCACCGCGGTGAACCTGGCCAAGTTCTGCAACAACTCGGCGGGCGGGTCCAACCCCGTGGCCTACAACCTGGCCGTGGACGGCCGGGACACCATCGTCATCGTCCCGCTCAACGAGGGACCCTGGGCGGCGGCCGACGCCAACAACATCGGGATTCACGCGTGTTTCGCCGGTTCGTTCGCGGAGTGGACGCGCGGCCAGTGGCTTGACGCGGTGGACGACTCCGGGGACGGACTCTCCGAGGACGCCGCAATCACCCGCATGGCCAAGGCCTTGGCGGCGGCTCACCTGGAGTACGGAATCCCGCTCACCTACGCGGGCGACGGCGGCCGGTCCGGCTGGCCGGTCAAGGCCTCGGGTGTCGTCGGACATATGGACTTCGGCGCGCGCGGCGGCGGGCACACCGACCCCGGCCGCGAGTTCATCGACGGCGTCATGTCCACGCTCCTCAAGCGCGCGCTCACGTTCGTCACGCCGGAGCCCAAGATCAACCTCATTGAGGTGGCCGCCAAGGTGGCCGCGTCGTGGATCGGCAAGCGCGCGACGGCCGCCGGTGAGGCCGGTGAGCAGATCCTCCGAGCCAAGAACGGCAAGGAGATCGGCCGCTACGTCGCATACGAGAACGCTCACGTCTACTGGCGGACCGGCGAGCGCGCGGCGTTCGTCGTCCCCCACGGCGGCCTGTTCGAGGCCTGGGGCTCCTACGGTTGGGAGTCCGGCCCGCTCGGGTTCCCCGTCCGGGATTTCACCAAGCTGGAGGACGGCGCGGTCCAGGCGTTCCAGAACGGCGTTCTGTACCGCAAGGACGGCAAGGACGCGTTCTACGTCACCGGCGTCATCGGCGCGCGGTACCTCAAGGAGGGAGCCGAGCGCGGGGACCTCGGTTACCCGACCTCCAACGAATATGACAACGGCACCGGCGGCCGTCGCCAGGACTTTGAGCATGGTGTCCTGGACTGGGACCCCAGTGGCGCGGTCAAGACCATCTACACCAAGGAGGCCTGAGACGTGTTCACCCTCAAGTTCTGGCGGGACACCGCCGAGCGCGCGGTCAAGACCGCGGCCCAGAGCCTCGGCGGCGCGCTGGCCGGATACGCGGCCACCGGGTTCTCCTGGACCGGCGCGCTCATCGCTGGCGGAGTGGCCGCGGCCCTCTCGGTTCTCACCTCCCTGGCCTCGGCCCCGGTCGGCACCAAGGGGACCGCGTCCCTGGTGTCCGAGCCTGGTGGCCGTCATCGGAGGCCCGAGTGAGCCCCCCCGACGCGGTCCGGTTCACCGGCCTCCAGGTCACCTCCCTCATCACGGGGGTCATGGCGGTCATCCTGGGTTGTGTCTACTTCGCACCGGAGGAGTTCATCCGGCGGAGCCTCCCGCCGGGACAGACCTCCATCGTGGTCTACGTGACCCAGCTCGGGCCGATCTGGCCCGTCCTGTTCATCACCATGGGTATGTCCATCATCCTGGCGGTCACGTCCCGCCGAGGCATCATCGCCAGCCACGTCCTGGCGGTGTTCGGGTGGATGTTCTACGGGTCCGCGCTCCTCATCGGCGCGGTCCTCTCCGAGCCACCCACCCCCATCGTCACCGGAGTGGTGGCCATTGGCGTGGCGGGTATCCACTTTGGGCTCATCCCGGCCCACCAGGAGGCGGGAGACGCCTCCACCCGATTGAGAGGACTCCTGTGAGCGCGGACGTACTCGGGATGTTGCTGGCCCTGGTGGTGTCGTTCGGTACGGCCGCCGCGGGCGTGGTGACCGCCTGGAGGCGCGCGCCGAGTGACAACGTGGAGACGTTGTCCAAGCGCGTCAAACACCTGGAGGAGCGGGAGGACACGCTCTCCCGCTGGCAAGTGGCCGCGCGGCTCTACATCCTCACGTTGCGGAACGCGTTGGCCGACCGAGGCATACCGAGCCCGGAGCCTCCCGAGGAGCTGGACATCCGCTCGGACGGGGGCGTGGCATGACCTCACCAGACGGAGCGGGCCTCCCCGACAAGGAGGACGTGGGCGGATGGGCCGGTGGAAGTACCGGACCGCTGGCCATCCTGGAGCAGTTCGGCCAGTACCTCATCATGCGGCCGTTGGACCGTCTCCTCTCCGGCCTCCTGGGAACCGAGCCGGGATCTTTCGACACGGTAGAGGAGCTGGTCCAGGATCTCATCCCGGCCATCATCCGTAAGGTCCTCGGCGGCCTCGGGGATCTCCTCGGCGGTGGCTCCTCGGGCGCGGGCTCCAGCGTGGACGTGGATCTCCTGGACAAGATTCCGATCCTGGCCGACGTGGCCAAGGCTATCCGCGGGATCACCACCGGCCTTACCGGAGATCTCCTCTCCGGCGCGGAGTCCATCAAGGACCTCCAGGACAAGACCCAAGCGCTGGAGGGTGTGATCGGATACCACGCCACCTACATGCCAGCGGGGTCCGGCACCTATCCAGTCGGGTCCTGGAAGTGGCTCGGGTTCACCGCTACGGTTGGCCCGCACGTGGGCACCGTGGTGTCCCCGGACGGGGGGATAACGCTCCTGTCCAAGGGCCTATGGCGCGCCGATGTCCAGGTCTATTTCTCCTATGAGATGATACTGGGCCAGGTGGAGGTGGAGATTGTTGTCTTTGACGAGTACGGCGCGGTCTACGGGAAGAGGTCCTACAAGGTCCTCACCTCAACAGGATTGGACTCCTACTACACGGCGGTGACTAACTACACGTTCGTGGTCCCCCGTTCCGGGTTCAGAGTCAGAGTCCAGGCACGTACGGACGGACTGGCGCGTGAGATCCTTACCGGTATGAAATACACCTCATTTACCGTTAACAAGTGGTCGGACGAGACCGAGTAACAGGAGACCAACGTGACCGTCAACCTGGGCAACAAGCGGGCCGGTATCGGCGTCATCGTGCTGGACAACGATGATGACTGGACCCTCAAGCTCTCCCCGGTCGGGTATCCGACCTGGCCGAGCGGGACTACGGCATGGATACGGTTCTACGATGACCTGGACACCACGCTCCTCCAGTTCAACGCCGTGGTGACCGAGGAGTACCTCACGTTCTCCATGCAACACGACGGCGACCCCAAGCCAGCGGACCTACCGGACCGTTGCCGTTTCAAGATCCGGGTCTCACTTCCCGGCAACCCCACCACCGAGGCCACCCTCTGGCGCGGTGGAGTAGAGAAGGAGTCCTAACCATGGCACTATCCAACGCTGCACTACAGGCGGCGTACACCGCCGTCAAGGGAATGGGCGCGTGGGTCTCCGCCCACACCTCCGATCCCGGAACCACCGGCGCGGGAGAGGTCTCTGGCGGCACGTACGCCCGCGTCCAGGCGGCTCTCCCCACGGGATCGAACGGCGCGGGCACCGCGCCCTCGGTGGACATCAACATTCCGGCGGGAACAGAGGTCAAGTGGATCGGTGTGTGGTCGGCCCAGACCGGCGGAACGTTCATCGGAACGCACAACGCCGCGCTCTCCCCGACGCTCCCGTTCCCCGTGGCCGGTACCCTCACCGTGGCCGTAGGTGAGGTGTTCACCTCCACGCCATGACGATCCTCTCGGGTTACGTTGCCACCCCGGTACCCGGCCCCCTCACCGTGGACACTCCGGTACCGGGGCCGGTCGTCGTTGCCACCGGGATCCCCGGCCCTACCGTCGTGCCCACCCCGGTGCCGTTCTGGCTCCGCGAGATCTTCGGGTACCTGGCGGCCGAGGGAGAGATCACGGTCCAGGTCGGCGGCATCCGAATGGGCTCCACCGAGGCCATCGTCCGAGGCAACGGACGGGTGGCCGCGGCGGTCTCCTCGGTCTGGCTCTCCGCTCCGGAGCAACTCCTCACCGGCCTCGGCCGCCTGGAGGTCCTGGCACGGTTCGGGGCCAACGCGGGGACCAAGCTCCTGGAGGGCGTCGGCTCGGTCGTTCTGTCCTCGTTCGCGCCCAAGCTCCCCGCTGGTGTGCGGACGTTGGCCGGACGTGGTGCCGTCACAGCCTCGGGGATTCTGTACCGTCTCCGGCCCGCTGGCGTCACGCTGGCCGGACGAGGCGGGATCACCGCATCGGTGACCACGGAGAAGTTGAACGCCGGGACCCGGACGCTGGCGGCTGGACGCGGCGCGTTTGTCGTGGCGTCGATCTCGCAAAAGTTGTCGGCCCCGGCGTTCCTTGCGGCGGCCCAGTCGAGCGTCACGAACGGCAAGGCGTCCACGTCGATCACCACGTCCGAGCCCGCCACCATCGTCGTGGCACAGATGTGCTGGACATCCTCTCCGGTATTGACCGTGGACTCCACGGCGGCCACCCAGATCGCACGC